AACGCGAGCAGGCCGAACTGATGTACCACCGAAAAAATCAATAATTTGGCATAATACAGGTATGGGATCGCCCACCGACGGGCAGAGAGGAGCAAAAATGGAAAAACTCATGGAGCTGGACCTGCAGTATTTCACCGAAGGAGAAGCGGCAGCGCCGACGGGCGAAACCGCAGGGACAGGGGCAGAAACGACGGGCGCGGAGGGACCGATCCAGGCCGGGGACACCCTGGCGGACGGTACGCGCGTACAGTCAGCGCAGGTCGCCGCTGCGATGGAGAAGCAAATGCGTCGGCATCCGGAATTGAGGCAGGTATACGGCCGGAAAGGCCAGCCTGCCCAGCAGACGTCCGGGCAAGGCCAGCCGGGGACGAACGGAGCGCAGGGCGCGGACGCGGATCTGAGAGCCAGGTGGGAAGAGGCCAAGAAGGGCGAATTCGCCCAGTTTTACGGAGAGGACGTCAAGAGCGCGATTCAGGACCGGTTCAAAAACCAGTCGGACCTACAGGCCGCCATGGACAAACTGGAACCGGCGCTGAAAGTGCTGCGGGAGAGGGCAGGCGTCGAAACAAACGACGAGCTGGCAAACCATATCCTGGACGACGACTCCCTGTACGAGGAAGCCGCGAACGAAGCGGGGATGTCCGTAGAGGGCTATAAACAGTTTATGGCCTACAAGGCCGAGCATGACGAGCATGTGAAGGCAGAGGCGGAATACCAGCGGCGCGAGGCTGTGAACCAGCATTATCAGGGACTGGTAAGGCAGGCGGAGGAATTCAAGAAGGTTTTCCCCCGGTTTGATCTGAACGAGGAGCTGAAAAACGAGCAGTTTTTGCGGCTGACCAGTCCGGCAGTGGGCCTGAGCATTGAAGACGCGTACCACGCGGTGCATCATCGCGAGCTGGGAGCGCAGCAGATGGCCTACGGGATGCAGCGAGCGCAGCGGCAGATGGCTCAGACCATCATGGCAAACGGGAACCGGCCCCGCGAAGGCGGGATGGGGACCCAGGCCGCCGCACCAGATGTCAAAATCAATCCGAGAGGAATGTCACGGAAAGAGCGCGACGCGATCCGAGCGAGGATCCACGGAGGCGCGAAAGGAGTGACATTCGACTGATGAAAGGAGAATGAACCAATGGAACTTTTTTGGCTGAACCTTCAGCATTTTGCTGACGCGGGGACCCTGGTGAACGCGACGCAGAATTATGTGAACGCCTACACCGGAAGCACGACCTCGTTTACCCCCGGCAGCGACGACCTGGAGCCGCTGAACAAGATTTTTTACGACACGACCCTGCTGGACAACGCGCGGGACGAGCTGATCTACACCCAGCTCGGCAAAAAGGTGGGCCTGCCTGCGAACAGCGGCCGGAGCATTGAATTCCGCAGATGGCGGACCCTGGGCCGCGTAGGCGAGCTGACCGAGGGCGTGATCCCGACCGGCAAGAAGCTGGGCATCGTCGCGATCACCGCGCAGCTCCACCAGTACGGCGACTACATCGCGATTTCCGACCTGATCGACCTGCACAGCATCGATGATGTGACGCTGGGCGCGACGGAGGAACTGGGCGCGGCTGCCGGACTGACCTATGACGAGCTGGTCCGCGACACCCTGATGGGCGCGACCAACATCATTTTCGCGGATGCCTACAACGGCTCCAGCTACGTCAGCACTCCCAGCACGGAATCCGGGCTTCAGAGCGCACTGGGGAGCAGCTACACCGTGAACCTGACGCCACGCGTGATCAACAAAGCCGTCACGAACCTGAAGAAGGGCGCGAAGATGCTCAAGTACAGCGGCGGTTACTATGTGGCCGTGATCCATCCGGACGTCGCGGAGGACCTGCGCAATGACGTCGCCTGGCTGGATGCCCACAAGTACGCGGAACCGGAAGAGCTTTACAGCGGCGAGATCGGCCGCCTGCATGGCGTCCGCTTCCTGGAGAGCAACCTGGCCCCGGTCATCAAGGAAGAGGGCCAGTCTTACGCGACGTTCAAGACGATGTTCTTCGCGAAAGATGCGTTTGGCGTCGTGGATCCGGAAGGCGGCGGCATGAGGACCATCATCAAGAGCGCCAAGGAAGTCGGCGGACCCCTGGAACAATTCAGCACGGTCGGCACTAAATTTGAGATGGCGGCCAAGATTTTGTATCAGGAACGCATGGTCACTGTGTGGAGCGGCAGCAGCTATTCCGGCACCGAGGAAACCAACATCGCCTGATAAATGACGGACCCAGGCCGCGAGGCGCGGCCTGGGTTTACCGGGAAAGGAGAACGGAAACATGGAACTGAACCTTCAGCATTTCACCGGATACAACCTGACCATCGCGACGACCACCGGCGTAGCGAGCGCAACGGCGGCGAAAAGCACCGGCCTGGCCGAAGACGAGGAAACCGTCCTGACCATTACGTATTCCAGCGGCTATGAGGACGCGGGAGTGGAGATCATCAGCGGCGGCGGCAGCTATAATCCGACGACCAAGAAATACAAGAGCGGCGCGGCCGACGGCATCATCCAGGTCAAGGCAAAGAAAAACAATGTTTACAAGATCACGGAAAATGTGACCGTGAACGTAAACGGCAGCAAGACCGAGCTGACCAAGAACATGACCCTGGAGAGGGGCGCGAACGGCGCGATCGTCGGCGTGACCTGCACGGGATCCGAGGTTACCGTCAGCGCCGATGTGATCGGTTACCTGATCGCGCAGGGCGTGCTGATCAAGCTGTAACCAATAAAACGGGATCGCCCACCATACGGGCAGAGAGGAGAAACAGAATATGGCAACCACCAAAGCGAAACCCGAACTGACACTGGACAACCCGAACACGGACGAGGAATTCGAAAAGGTCCGGGCGGAGGTAAACGATACGGCAGCCAGGCTGGAGAGCCAGGAGGCCGAGATCGCGAGGCTGAAAATGGCGCTGGAGGAGGCGAACCGCCGGTCCGCATCCAACACGCCGGAGGAGGTCCGTCAGCGGGTAAAGGAGCTGGCAGAGGAGGCCGCCGAGAACGGTAAGGATCCGTGGAAGATCTCTGTTCCCATCCTGATTCCGCGCCGTCCACCGACGGAGGACCCGTGGTACTGGATCAATGTGAACGGACGGTCTGTTCAGATCCCGGCGAACAACAAGGTACAGGACGTTCTCCTGCCCTGGGCGGAGGTCCTGGTCAAAATGCTGGAGGCCGAGGACATGACACGGAGATACGCGGACAGTATTCAGAGCTATGACCCGATCACCAACCCGAAGACTGTCTAAACGGAACCGGAAGAGGCGGAAGGCGAGGCGCTTTCCGCCTTTTTTCAGACAAGGAGGAGCAAATGACGCTACAGCAGGTGCTGGACCATGTGGACGAGATGAAACCCAACAGCATGACGCGGGAGCTGAAAGTCGCATGGCTGAACGAGATCGAGGGACTTTTGCACCAGGAAATCATCCTGAAGCATGAGCATACGGCGGAGGAAGCAATCGCGCCGCATTACGACAGGGACAGCGACCCCGGAACGGTGCTGCTGGTTCCGACCGTATACGCGGAGCTTTATACATACTGGATCATGAGCAAGATCGACCTGCAGAACATGGAGATCGACAAATACAACAACGACAAAACCCTGTTCAACAGCAGCTATGAAACGTTTTCCGATTACTGGACGCGGGAGCATATGCCCATCCAGGTCCGGAGGGAGCTGAGAATATGAAGGCGCTGCCGGAGCTGACGCCGGGAAACCAGCAGACGCAGATGACGACGACGTTCCTGGGATACAACCACAATCAGATCATCCAGGACGGCGAGATGTACGACATGAAGAATTTGAGCGGGGACCAGTTTCCGCTCATTTCCCTGCGCAAACAGCGCGGAGTGACGGACCTGAGCGTGTTCAACGAGCCGCAGATCCGGTCCGCGCCGAAGCTGAACGGGATCCACGGGCGGGACCAGCTTGTTTTCACGCGGGGGACCGAAGTCTTCTACAATTTCTATAAGGTGGACGGAGTGACCGTATCGGCGGCGGAGGAGATGTGTCCGAAAAAGATCATCTCCTTTGGCGCTTATGTCTGTATATGGCCGGATAAAGTGTATTTCAACACGACGGACCTGACGGACTGCGGGAGCATGGAACGGTACTGGTTTGAGGACGGGCAGTATGTCAGCCTGACCATGTGCCGGGGCGACGGGACGAACTATGACATGACCGAGATCGAGATCGGGCCGAACCCGCCTGCGAACCCGGAGGGCGGCGACCTGTGGATCGATCAGAGCGGGGACCTGGACGTACTGCGGCAATGGACGAGCAGCACCGAGGAATGGACGGAGGTCGCGTCCACATTCGTCAAAATCACGGCCAGCGGGATCGGGACCGGAGTGAAAACATACGACGTCGTGAACCTGAGCGGGATCCACGCGATCGAAGGCGTCAGCGAGCGCGTCGCGGCCCAGGTGGAAATGCTGAACGGGAGCTATATCGTTTACGCCGCCGGGGACGGGTACATCGTCGTTTCCGGACTGATCGAGAACAGCCAGCTCGCGCTGGCGGAGGGCGACGTCCGGGCGGACGTTACGATTCCGGACATGGACTGGATCGTGGAGAGCAACAACCGCCTGTGGGGATGCAAATACGGGCTGGTGGACGGACAGGTCATCAACGAGATCCGATGCAGCGCCCTGGGCGATTTCCGGAACTGGAACCGGTTTATGGGAAACAGCCAGGACAGCTATGTGGCGAGCGTAGGGACGGACGGACCGTTTACCGGCGCGATCACGCAGCGGGGATATCCGGTGTTTTTCAAGGAAACCTGCATCCATCGGGTGAGCGGAACGACGCCCAGCTCATTCAGCATACAGACGACCATGTGCCGGGGAGTACAGCGCGGGAGCGGCCGGAGCCTGGCCATCGTCAGCGAGAACATCTACTACAAGGCGGCGGACGCGGTCATGGTGTACGACGGGAACATGCCGCAGCCGATATCCGGCCAGCTTGGGGAAATCCAGTATTCCGACGCGAGGGCCGGAGCGCTGGGGACGAAATACTACATCAGCATGATGGATCAGACGAACACCCATTACCAGTTTGTGTACGACACCGAGAAAAAGATTTGGCACAAGGAAGACGCGCTGATGGCAATGGGATACGGGGCGGCGGACAACGACCTGTACCTGATCGAAGAGGACGACAACACGCTGATCAGCATCAACGGCAGTGTGGCCGGAATCGGCGGACTGAACGGGCAGATCGAGCAGGACATTCCCTGGAGCGCGACGTTCGGGCTGTTCGGGACGGACTATCGCGGACAGAAATACCTGAGCCGGTTCAACATCCGCATGTACATCGAGCCGGGCAGCGAGGCGAAACTGGAAATCCAGTACGACGGCCACGGGGAATGGCACGACCAGGGGCGGATCGTCGGGAGGCATCTGAGTACCGTCATGGTCCCGGTCCGGCCGAGGCGCTGCGACACGCTGAGATTCCGGATCAGCGGACACGGGGAGGTCCGGATCTATTCGATCAGCCGGACGCTGGAGGTGGGCGGAGATGGCTAATGTGTGGTTCGACAACCCGCCGAGGCTGAACGGCGAGGAGCGGGAGCAGCTCAACCAGCTCTACTGGTATCTGAACGCGATGAGCGAGAAGCTGAACCAGGCGCTGATGAACATATCCATCGAGCAGATGAACGAGGACACCGCCGCGCAGATCCGGACCGCCGGAGGCGAGAAGGCGACGCAGGAAGTCAACACGCTGAAATCGATGATCATCAAAACGGCGGAGGTCGTGAGGAACGAGATGACCGAAATCAGCACCCATCTGCAGGCGGAGTACACGGCCCTGAGCCAGCAATTCGGGACATACCAGGAAACCATCGAAAGCGACATCCGCGCGACGGCGGAGGGCGTTTTACAGGAATACCACTACAGCGAGCGGATCGACGCGCTGGAAAGCGGGGAAACAGAGGGCGCGACGTTCCGGAACGATTTCAGGACCTACATATTCATGGGCATCCTGGACGCGACGACCGGGGAAACGGGGATCGCGATCGGGGACGGCGTCACGAGAACCGACGAACACGGGAACCTGGTTCTCAACGACGAGCGGAAAACCGCGACGTTCAGCCAGACGGAGCTG